TTGACGATGATGAAGACGAGTTAGCTAAGCCGTATGTAGTGACTATTGAGCGTGGCACCGGTGAGGTGTTGGCCATACGCCGTAACTGGGACGAGGAAGATCCGCTGACATTAAAGCGTGACCACTTCGTACACTATGTGTATGTGCCGGGCTTCGGGTTCTACGGTCTGGGCTTGATCCACATCATCGGGGGCTACGCACGCGCAGGCACAGCCCTCATCCGACAGCTAGTTGATGCTGGTACGCTATCAAACTTACCCGGTGGTTTGAAGTCTCGTGGGTTACGCGTCAAGGGCGACGATACACCGATCGCTCCGGGCGAGTTCCGTGATGTAGATGTGCCAAGCGGCAACATCAAAGACAACATCATGACGCTGCCATATAAAGAGCCGTCACAAACACTGTTGGCCCTGCTGCAACGGATCACCGAAGAAGGCCGACGCCTTGGCGCGATCAGCGATATGAACGTGTCTGACATGAGCGCTAATGCGCCTGTTGGTACAACGCTTGCGCTGCTTGAGCGTCAGTTAAAGCCCATGGCCGCTGTACAGTCTCGTGTGCATTACGCCATGAAGCTAGAGTTCAAGCTCTTAAAAGGCATCATCGCTGAGTACGCCCCAGAGGACTATCAGTACGAGCCAGAGTCAGGTCTTGCACGCGCACGCAAGGAAGACTACGCGTTGGTGGACGTGATCCCCGTTAGTGACCCCAATAGCTCGACAATGGCGCAGCGTGTGGTGCAGTACCAAGCTGTGTTCCAGATGGCGCAGTCTGCTCCGCAGATTTATGACTTGCCATACCTGCATCGCCAGATGATTGAGGTATTGGGGGTTAAGAACGCTGACAAGATGGTGCCGATGAGTGAAGATCAGAAGCCACGTGACCCAGTGTCAGAGAACATGTCGATCCTCATCGGTAAGCCAGTAAAAGCGTTTATCTACCAAGATCACGAAGCGCACATCGCCACACACCAGTCGTTCATCCAAGACCCGATGATTGCGCAAACTATTGGTCAGAACCCACAGGCGCAAGGCATGATGGCTGCTATGCAGGCCCACATTGCTGAGCACTTAGGCTTTAACTACCGCAAACAGATCGAAGAACGCCTTGGCGCACCCCTGCCCGCACCCGATGAGCAGATGCCCGAGGATATGGAGATCCAGTTGGCACGCTTGGTCGCAGACGCAGGCAAACAACTTACGCAAGCGCACCAGCAGCAAGCCGCGCAAGAGCAAGCTCAGCAGCAAGCCCAAGACCCGATGTTCCAGCTACAGCAGGCGGAAGTACAGGTCAAGCAAGCCGAAGTGCAGCGCAAGCAGCAAAAAGATCAGACCGACGCACAAATTGCCGGGGCCAAACTCCAATTGGAGCAGCAACGCGTGCAAATCGAAGCGCAAAAAGAGGGTGCGCGCTTGCAATCGCAAGAGAAGCAGAACAGCGCCCGACTCAATACCCAAGAGCGTCAACAGCAAGCTAAGCTAAAGCTGGACGCGCTCAAGGTGCTCGCTACTCCAAAGCAACCCCGCCAGCCGGGTAAGAAAGGCTAAACCATGGCCAAAACCGTCTATGACGTGCTTATTGAAAAACACGAAGAGGATGTGGCCTCTTCAACACAGTTTCTGGTAGGGGGTGGGGCTAAAGACTTCGCCGAATACCGGGAAGTAGTAGGCAGGATTCGAGGTCTCCGGCTTGCTATCCAAACCACAAAAGACCTTTTGCGTTCTATGGAAGATAACGAAGATGAGTGAAATCCAACCCGCCTTAACCGACGAGGAAATTGACGCCCAATTACCTAAACCCGTCGGATATAGGTTGCTAATTGCCATGCCAACGGTGGATAAAACCTACGGTAGCGGCATTATTAAAGCCGACAAAACCATGCACGAGGAGCGAATCCTTACTGTAGTTGGTTATGTTGTAGACATGGGCGAGCAGTGCTATGCAGACAAAGACCGTTTCCCAAGCGGACCTTGGTGTAAGCCCGGCGACTGTGTTGTGTTCCGCGCTAGCTCTGGCACCCGCCTGATGGTTAACGGTACGGAATACCGCCTGATGAACGACGATTCAATTGAAGCCGTTGTAGCCGATCCGCGAGGCATTTCGCGTGCATAAGGAGTAACCCATGCCAATGGAAAAAGTATCGTTTGAGTTCCCTGATCCAGATACCGCTACTGATGATGACATCAGCATGAGGGAAGACGGCTCTGCGGAAATCAAGATTGCAGGCCGCGAAGACCCGTTTGCGGATAAAAAAGACGCTAAAAAACAACAGGTCGATGACGACGATGATGACGACGATGATGACGTAGACATTGAAGTTGTTGACGACCGCCCAACGCAGGATCGAGATAGAAATCAGTCTCGGCCCCCAGAAGACCTAACCGATGGTGAGTTAGAGAACTATTCCAAGAAGGTTAGGAGACGTCTACAGCGCTTTAACAAGGGCTATCACGACCAGCGCCGTGCGGCGGAAGAGGCCACCAGAGAGCGTGAAGAGGCGATTGCGTACGCCCGCAAGCTACAAGACGAGGTTAGTCAGCTACGTGGCAACTTGTCTAAAAACCAAGAAGTCATGCTGGATCAGGCCAAGCGAAATGCTGCGGCTGAACTAGAACAGGCTAAAGCTAAGTACAAACAAGCGTACGATTCCGGTGACGGGGACGCGGTGGTTGAGGCGCAAGACGCACTAACTGGCGCAAAAATGAAGGTTGAGCGAGTAAATAATTTCAAACTACCCGCTTTACAAGAACCCGAAACTACTGTACAAACTCAAGTATCCGCTCCAACACCGTCTGTTGACGACCGAGCTGTGAATTGGCAAAAAACCAATTCGTGGTTTGGATCAGATGATGAAATGACCAGTTTTGCGTTGGGGTTGCATCAGAAATTGGTCAAACAGGGCGTCAACCCTAAATCTGACGACTACTACGAGAAGATCAACTCTCGTATGCGCCAAGTGTTCCCGGACGCGTTTGCAAACTCCGACGCAGATGATGAGCATGAAATAGTGAGTGACGAGCCCCGCCGCAAGGCAAATGTCGTTGCGCCAGCCACAAGAAGCGTTGCCCCTCGAAAGATCACGCTGACACGTACGCAGGTAGCATTGGCAAACAAACTCGGTGTATCACTGGCAGACTACGCCAAACAGGTTGCAATAGAAATGAGGAAACAAAATGGCTGAAAATCGACTTAACCGAGAACACCAAACCCGTGAAAAAACAGTACGCAAGCGCAGTTGGGTTCGTCCCGAAACGCTACCATCCCCCACACCGGAGGAAGGGTACGAGTATCACTGGGTACGTATTAGTACTCGCGGCGAAGATGATCCCATGAACATTTCTTCGATGTTGCGCCAAGGCTGGGAACCTGTTAAGGCTTCTGACCATCCAGAAATTTTCATTGCAGGCGTCGAAAGTGAACGCTTTAAGGACAATGTAATTATTGGTGGCTTGATGCTTTGCAAAGCGCCCGCCGAAATGGTTGAAGACCGAAATGACTATTTTAGTCAGCAGGCCGCAAACCAAATCCACTCTGTGGACAACAACTTTATGCGCGAGAATGATCCCCGTATGCCGCTCTTCAATGAGCGTAAAACGAAGGTGACTTTTGGCACTGGTAACTAATTTAGGAGCTTAAAATGGCTTATCCCACGGTATCAGCCCCTTATGGGCTAAAGCCGGTCAATCTGATCGGTGGTCAGGTTTTTGCAGGTGCTACCCGCAATATTCCTATCGCTTCTGGCTATGCAGTCGGCATCTTCAATGGTGACGTTGTATCTCTGTCAAGCGATGGCGTTATTGTTAAAGACACCGGCACCACAACCGCTACGCCTGTTGGCGTGTTCGTTGGCTGTTCGTACACCGACCCTGTGTTGAAGTACAAACTGTTCAGTCAGCAATTCCCCGCAAACCTCGTTGCTTCTGACATCCAAGCAATCGTTGTTGATGACCCCGACACCCTGTTCAAGGTTGCCGTTGTGTCTGGCACGACTGTTATTGATGGCGTTGGTCAAACCGTTGTTGGTAACAACATGGCTTTGGTTCAGAACGCAGGTGACACTAACACTGGTGACTCTAAGGTAGCTGTGCTGTCTTCGTCCGCTGCTACCACTAACACGTTGCCTGTGCGCGTGATTGCTGGTGTGCCCGAGACCGTCGATGCCGCAGGTGACTTCACCGAGGTTATTGTTAAGTGGAACTGGGGCATGCACCAGTATCAAAACGCCACTGGCGTTTAAGGAGTTAAATCATGGCTATTTCACGTGCCCAACTACTCAAAGAACTCTTACCCGGGCTAAACGCTCTGTTTGGTTTGGAGTACAAGAAGTATGGTGAGGAACACAAAGAGATTTTTGAAACAGAATCTTCTGACCGTTCTTTTGAAGAAGAAACCAAGCTGTCAGGCTTCAGCGCAGCCCCCGTCAAAAACGAGGGTTCAGCAATGGCTTACGACAATGCTCAAGAAGCATGGACAGCGCGCTACACGCACGAAACCATCGCTATGGGTTTCAGCTTGACCGAAGAAGCTATTGAGGACAACCTCTATGATTCTTTGTCAGCTCGTTACACCAAAGCTCTGGCTCGCGCTATGGCGTACACCAAGCAGGTTAAAGCTGCTGCAATTTTGAACCAAGCCTTTGCTAACACCACTTATGGTGACGGCCAAGTCCTGTGCTCAACTGCGCACCCATTGGTGTCTGGTGGTACCAACTCTAACCGTCCTACTGTTGCTGCCGACTTGAACGAGACTTCTTTGGAAGCCGCCGTTATTCAAATCGCTGGCTGGACGGATGAGCGTGGTTTGTTGATTGCTGCTAAGCCCACTAAGTTGGTCATTCCCCCAAGCCTGCAATTCGTTGCTGAGCGCTTGTTGAAGACTGACTTGCGTGTCGCTACTGCTGACAACGACATCAACGCGTTGCGTTCAATGAACGCTATCCCCGGTGGTTACACAATCAACCACTATTTGACCGACACAAATGCTTGGTTCTTGATGACTGACATTCCTAACGGTTTGAAGCACTTCACACGTAGTGCTATGCAAACTGGCATGGACGCAGACTTCGACACCGGCAACAGCCGCTACAAGGCCCGTGAGCGTTACAGCTTCGGTGTGTCAGATCCATTGGGTATCTTCGGTTCACCCGGTGCGTAATTAGGGTTTATACCTAGTTAGTTAGGGGGCTTCGGCCCCCTTTCTTTTGTTGCACAGTTCTTTCTTTTGGTGTAATATTCGTTTATCCCGGGGTTATCCGGTGTATCTGACAGTCCCGGCTGACGACATGCAGACAGATACGCCACACTTGCATGTAAGGAAATATCATGGCCCAAACCACATTCTCCGGCCCAGTCGTATCTACAAACGGCTTTGTTACTTCAGACGGCATCACCGCCGCTGAGATTGCTGT